ATGCTTGTCGCTTCTAGTTATCCAAGCTTCGTAAAATATATGGGGTCAAAGTCAAAGATTATAGACTTTGTTGTTGAGGGGATTAACGATGTTCGATCTCCGGGCGAGGCTGTACTAGATCTGTTTTCAGGTAGTGCGTCATTATCTGGAGCGATTGGTCGGCAGGTAGGTTTTTTTTCTAATGATATACAAGCGTACTCGTGTGTTTTGTCGCGTGCATATGCATGGAGTTGGAAAGGGAAAGATAGTCCTACGGCAAAAACTTTGATAGATAGGGCGTCTAACATTGTTACTGATGTTAGGGAGTGTGTGGAAGATAGTATTTTTTCGTATGGATCAGATATTACGCTGTCTGAGTTTAATCAGGCTGAGGTGGCTCAGCGTGAGTTAATTGGTCGTGAGTTTTATCATGGTTGGCACCTGTTCTTGAAAAACTATTCGGGAACCTGGTGGTCAGCAGAACAGTGCATGTGGATTGATGCGATTAGAGAGGTGGCTGAAGAGTACAGGTCTGATCCCGTATATGACGTCATTCTAGCTTCGTTGATGTTCTCAATGGCATATTGTAGTCAGGGTACCGGGCATTATGCTCAATATCGAGATGCTAAATCTATTTCTTCCTTGAAGGATATTTTGATTTACCGTAGAAGAGATATTGCTTCGTATTTTTTGCGTAAATATGAGGAGGTCTTCTCTTGTTTATGCGATTCCCCTAGGGAGTTGGATTTTGGTGTTACTACGAAAGACTACTCGGTATGTCTAAATGAATTTCAAGGAGGAACTGTTTATGCGGATCCTCCTTATTGTTTTGTGCACTATAGCCGTTTTTATCATGCATTAGAGACGCTTGTGTTATATGATTATCCAGAACTTCAAGTGAAGGGCGGTGGCGTCGTTAAAGGGCGATATCGTGTTGAACGTCATCAATCCCCATTTAGCATAGCTTCACAAGTTGAAGGTGCTTTTGAAAAATTGTTTAATGGTGTCAGATGCAGTGGTTCTAATCTGGTTTTAAGTTATAGTAATACAGGGATGATTGAGTTGGATCGTATGATTGGAATTGCAACTGATATTTTTGGAGGGAAAAGTTTAGAACTCCTTACGATGGATCACCAGCATATGACGCTAGGTCGAACGGGGGTTCGTCATCGTGATGTTAAAGAGTGTTTGCTACTAGTCAAGTAAGCTTGTGGAATCGCCCCTTTCGAGGAGTATCTACCACGTTCTGGGGCGTAGACCTTCTACACATTCTTTTACATCATCATCAATGACGTTTCCCGGCTTAATGCATTCCTTCATGGTCTTCCGCACGCCTCTATTAGCTTCCCTTTCGCGTTTGTCCTGCATCTTGAGGCTCTTCCTTGCGGCGTCCCCTACCATGCCATCTGTACCTGCCATGAACTCAGTAACGATGCGGCTAAATCCAGAGCCGATAGTTTCCGCGATGGGCGCTGTCGCCTCCCCGGCCTGAGTCGCTAAAGGCTTGGATTCTTCTGCGTATGCGAAGCCACACAGCGTCAAAAGTACGATGGTGGATGCAACTGCTCTCATTCCCTCTCTCCTATCCTTGAAGCAAACCAGCGTTCCGCTGCTCTCCTGGTGATCGCTATCCCGCGTTGGGATTGCTTAAGTTTTTATTTGCCTCATCGTATTCGGGACTGGTCTGCCCGCTTTCAGGGGCGATGTTGCCGGTCACTAGCCAAAGTGCGTACTGCGGAAAAATCTGTATCACCGCCTCGATCTCGGCGTCGGTGATTCTGGCTTTCCCGTTTCGGACATTACCCCACCGATAGCGATCAATCCCGGTCTGCTTTTCAAACCAGACACTTGTCCGCTCCTTGTTAAACAAGGTTATAAGGCGGTCTTTTATCATGCCTAAAAATTCTACTTAGTAGATTGTACTTAGTAACAATCTGGGTGTGAGGTTGCTCTACTTAGTAAAAATTACTCAGTAAGCGTGATTTTCATTATAGGGCAAAACCATGGAAGAGTCTGGAATAGTGGGGTTCACCGTCACAGGTGCTGTGGAGAAGGTCACGGACTTCCGCACCGCGCCGTTCTGCTCGCAGGCGGTATTCGCGCAGATGCTGGGCCTGGAAGACATCACGGAAGACGTGGTGCGGGGCTGGGTGGAAACCAAGACGATCCCGACTGCCAAGATTGGCCGTCGCCGCGTGGTGAACCTGCATCGCATCCGCCGTGACCTCGACCGGGGCAAGTCGATCTTCTGCCAGGGGGATAACGACGGTGACTAAGTACCTCGTAGAGATTTGCACCTTCCACGGCCCGACCCGGCAACGCCGCTGGCATCGCGTCCATCAGGGCATTTCCCGCGTGGAATGCCAACGCTGGGTCGAAGAGTTGGTGGCTGTCTTCCCGACTGAAGAAGAAGCTCGCCGCTCCTTCGGCCTGACCCGCGAACGCGCTCGGCAGGTGTACCGCATCCGTGGGGTGAGGGCATGAACCATGGCCGCCAGTCCCTACTACCTACGCCAAACCCACGCCCCGGACTGCGGCTGCTCTGTGTGCTGGTCCGCAAGGCAGGCCATCCCATTGCACAGCCCGTCGCCGTGTCCGGACTGCCGGCCCCCTGGGCTGCCTTATCTGGAAGGTGGCCGCTGGCTCTGCCGTCCCCGTTCCTTCTGCGCGAAACACGACCCGTCCCGGCGTCCGCCGAAGTACTGGCACGTTGTGTACGACAGCGGGAAACCTACGCCCTTCGTGCCCGTGCGCGAAGCATTCCAACTGGAGGGCTGACCCATGCTCGCTAAGACCCTGAAAGCGCTGCTCCTGCTCTGCCTGATCCAAGCCGCCCGCACCGTGGCCGATCCGGTCAAGGGCCGCGCTCCCGGCTCGTCGGAACAGCTTTACCGTTCCGGCGAACGGAAGCACGGGCGGAGCGCACCCTTGAACGCCTCCCCCCTGAAACAGCCTCCGCTGGGGAGTGTGGGGCAGCTTCTCCGCCCCGCGCTCCCGAGCCCTCGGCGGCAAGAGCGGGATGACAAGGGCAGAGCCCTTGGTGTTGCTCTGCGGGTTCCAAGGGGAAGCGTTCCCCTTGGCCGTCGGCGACGACGTTGCGATAGGGATCGTTACCCGAATGGGCTGAGACGAACACCCGTGGTTGGCTTGGTTCGCTAGCGAATAGAGCCCGGCCCGAAGGGATCGCCCGACAAATCACTTTCACCCAACACCGCTGAATGAAGGCGAAACAGCCGAATTTGCAGCAGCGGGACAACTCACGCCGAAAAAGGCGAATTGAAGGAGAAACACCGATGAACATGTTTGCAACCCAAGGCGGCGTCGTCGAACTGTGGGTCACCAAGACCGACACCTATACCTCGACCAAGACCGGGGAAATCTACGCCTCGGTCCAGTCCATCGCCCCGATCCCGGAAGGTGCCCGTGGCAACGCCAAGGGCTTCGAGATCAGCGAATACAACATCGAGCCGACCCTGCTGGACGCCATCGTCTTCGAAGGCCAGCCGGTGCTCTGCAAGTTCGCCAGCGTGGTCCGCCCGACCCAAGACCGTTTCGGCCGGATCACCAATACCCAGGTCCTTGTGGATCTGCTGGCGGTGGGTGGCAAGCCGATGGCGCCGACCGCCCAAGCCCCGGCCCGCCCGCAAGCGCAGACCCAAGCCCCGCGCCCGGCCCAGCAGCCGCAGGGCCAGGACAAACAAGACAAGTCCCCGGACACCAAGGCGTAAGCCGTAGGAGGCCGCGATGCTCCGCTATCTCTCGCTGTTCGCGGTAGGTCTGGCCACCGGCTACGCCTGGGGCTGGATCGACGGCCTAGCGGCCTCCCTGGCTGTTTGAGGACTGATCGCTATGTCAGGCGTTGTCGCTGTGCAGGTGTGTACCGCGTGGACCTCGACCCCGAGGGTTTCATGGCGTGTCGCGAACTCGCATGGCAGCAGGCCTACCTGATTCCGCCCGAGGCCGCTGGATACGTGGACATCCTGGTCAACGGTGGTTTCTCCCCGGAAGCCTTCGGCATCGGTGCCGCTGGCGTCCTGGGATCGTTCGTGACGGGGCTTTTGATTGGCTGGGTCGCGTCACTTCTTCGTAAAGCCAAGTAAAGAGGAAACACCATGAAAGCAATGAAGCAACGCATCGCCAAGTTCAGCCCGGTCGCCTCGTTCCGCAACCTGTGCATCGCCGGTTCCGTCACTGCCGCGACTTCGCTGCCGGCCTTCGCCGGGGTGATCGACACCAGCGCGGTCGAGGCCGCGATCACCGAGGGCAAGGGCGATATGTCCAGCATCGGCGGCTATATCGTCGGCGCCCTGGTGATTCTGGCCGTCGCCGGCCTGGTCTACAGCATGTTGCGCAAGGCGTAACGGGTGCTCTGGTCGGTGTGGTTGGGGGCGTTCTTCGCCGGCGCCTTCATCACCGGGTACCGGACCGGCGAATTCTTCTAACCGAACAGACCGAGGCGGAAGCCCCCTCCGGAGTTTCCGGCAGGGGGCTTTTTGTTGCTTGAGGGAAGTGTCATGAGGATTGAAAAGCGTGCGCGTTGGTTCGCCCTGGTGCGTCAGGTCTGCGCCGTGTTGCTGGTGTTGTGTAGCTGGAGTGCCTACGCGGAGCCTTATTACTGGCAATTAAACGGCCCGACTGCTCCTGACCGGTTTACCAGTCCTAGTGCGGCTTGTGAGGTCGGGCTGGGAATGTATAAGGCTCAATATCCCACGGTTGAAATGGTGATCAATTCACGGGAGATGAGGGGCTCGACCAACTATGTGTGCACGGTGTTTCGTTATTTCAACGGGAATCGTATTGAGCCGAATTTCACTATTTCCGTCATGCGCAAGGGCACCGGTTGTGCTGAGGGCTCCACGTATAACGCGCAAACGGGAGTGTGTGAAACGCCGCCGGAAAACAACTGCATCAAAGGGCTGACGGATCTGTTCAGTTCACCGCCCTCGAACATCTTCGTGTCGGGCGGCAGAAACTTCGTGAATAGCTCGCCGCCCACTGGCTGCAAGAATGGATGCCAGTACCTGCCGACCACCTCGAAGACCACCAGTTGCTATCGCTATCCCGGCAGCGACAACCAAGGCTTCTGCAACTACGTGTTGATGACGGACGGTAGTGCCTGCGCCGCTGACTCCGGCAATCCCGGCATGACCGGTCCCTCGTTGAACGACACCCCGCCGACCAATCCCGACGAACCGCCGTCCGACCCGAATGACCCTGGCTGTCCTCCCGGCTATAGCTGGTCCGGGACGACTTGCGTCAAGACGCCCACGGATCCGACTGAGCCGGGGGGCGATGGCGGTGATGGTGGTGATGGCGGTAACACCGGTGGCGGCGATGGCGGGGGCGACAACGGCGGCGGCAATGACAACGGGGGTGGCGACGGCGGCACCGGTGGCTCCGATGGGAGCGGCGGCGATGGAAGCGGGGGAGGCGACGGCAGCGGCGGCGGAACCGGTGGCGGCGATGGCGGCGATGGCGGCAACTGCGACCCGGCGAAACAGGATTGCTCCCCCGGACCTGCCGGCCCCGGCGGCGAACTCAAGGAACCCAAGCCCGGCACTTGGGATGACGCCATCGCCACCTGGGAACAGAAGGTCGAGCAGGCCAAGAAAGAACTCAAGGACAAGGTCCGGGCCAACGTCGATCAGATGAAGGGCGCGTTCGACCTCAACCTGGCGGAAGGCGGCGGCCAGCTTCCCTGCGAGTCCGTGACCATTTGGGGCCGATCCTACTCCCTCTGCGTCGCCGACTACGCCGACCAGCTCTCCAACCTGCGTGTGGCGCTGCTGCTGATGGCCGCGCTGATCGCCGCTTTCATACTGCTGAGGGACTGATCCTATGGAATGGCTCTCCGGTTTTCTCGATCAGATCATCGCCTTCTTCCAGTGGATCTGGGATTTCTTCGCCCAAGGCATCTATGACTTCGTGCGCGACGGCCTGGTGGTTGCCACCAAGGCGTCGATGTACGCCGCGCTCCAGACCCTGATCCTGCTGATCGATGTCAGCTACACCGCCGCCCGCGAACTGATCGACAGCCTCGGCGTGCCGCAGATGATCCGCAGCATGTACGCCGCGCTGCCGGGTCCGATTGCGGCGGGGCTGGCCTTCTTCGGCGTGCCGCAGGCGCTGAACATCATCATGGTCGCGGCGGCGACGCGCTTCTGCATGCGCTTCGTGCCGTTCATTGGGAGGTGATCCGTGTCGATCAAGATCCATCACGGCCCCAATGGCTCCTACAAGACCTCCGGCGCGATCCAAGATGACGCCGTGCCCGCGCTGAAAGACGGGCGGGTGATCATCACCAACGTGCGCGGCTTCACCCTGGAGCGGGCCTATCAGGTCTTCCCGGACCTGCCCAACACGGCGGAAATCATCAACCTCGATCTGGAGTCGCTGGAAGACCTCGAAAAGATGCGCACGTGGTTTCAGTGGGCGCCCCGCGGGGCCTTCCTGATCTTCGACGAAACCCAACTGCTGTTTCCCAAGTCCTGGCGGGAAAAAGACCTCGAGCGCTTCGACTACCCCGGTGGACCGGAAGCGGCCCACGCGGCCGACCGCCCCATGGGCTGGCTCGACGCCTGGACCCGGCACCGGCATTTCAACTGGGACATCGTCCTCACCACGCCGAACATCTCCTACATCCGCGACGATATCCGCATGACCTGCGAGATGGCCTACAAGCATTCCAACCTCGCGGTGATCGGCATTCCCGGCCGCTACAAGGAGGCCCAGCATGACGCCCAACTCAACCGTCCGCCCGCCGATGGCACCATCATCGAATACAAGCGGATCCGAAAGCAGACCTTCGCCCTCTACCAGTCCACGGCCACCGGAAAGACCCAAGACACCAAGGCGGGCAAGAGCCTCTTCCGGTCGCCTAAGCTGGTTCTTCTACTGGCATTGCTGGCCGGCACTATTGGCTTTGTTAGCTATATGGGGCCAATGCGGGTTATTGGTGCTAAGCCTGATCCGGCGGCTTCCGCGCCTACTCCTAAGCCTCTTCCGACCGCTACTGCGCCTGCTGCTGTGGCTGCTCCAGCGCGTCCTGCTGCGAATAGCTTTCTTCCTCCTGGGCTTGTACCTGATGGGCCTGCTGCTGCGCCTGTTGATCTGAACGCCCATCCCTTCGCCGATCGGCGGATTTCGATCCTCGCCCACGCCTACATGCCGTCGAAGGGCGATATCTACATGTTCGCCCTGGATGACCCTGCCGGCCGGCACCTGGAACTCACCAGTTGGCAACTCGTGGGATCCGGCTACGCGATCAAGCCACGCGGCGAGTGCGTGGCCGAACTGCTCTACGGGGAATGGGAGGGGACCGTCACCTGTGCCGGCTCCTCGGTCCGGCCGGTGGCGGTCGCTGGCGTGCCGCCGTTGCTCAACCTGCCGCCATCGGCAGCGGGCGCCCGCGAACCTGACAAGGTGCCGCTGACCATCGTCCCCGATTCCGAATACGCCTCGCGGCCCTGGAGGCAGAAATGATCGATTGGGAATTCCTCGTTCCGGTGGCGATGGGCTGGGCGCTGCATCACTGGTGGACGGTGATGACGGCGCTAGCGGCGGTAGGGGCGCCGCCATGAGGGGCGGGCCGCGCCGCCGGCCGGGAGCGCAAGGCATGAGCGATAGGCCGAAGGCGCGGCCGACGCCCCTGTAACACGTCAGATAACCCCCCATCAGCAACCCCATAGAACCTCATTAACGGGTAAAGAACATGAAGACTCCGATCCATCCAACCCGACTGGTCCTCGAAGAAAACGGGGATTTCCACAAGTCCCCGAAGGGGATGCTTTTCATGGACCCGCTCAATGGACAGTTCACCGACCTGTCAGGCGTGCGGATCCTGCGGTGTGGCGTGGACACCGTGCGGCAGTTGTACAACGGCAAGCTCCGGCCGGAAGTCATGGCGCTGTTTGACCTGTCGGTGGATGTGGTCGAGTTCGCCGGCTACGAATGGTCCAAGGGCCGTATCGGTCGCGACTCTGGCTATCAGTACCGCCTGCAGAACGCCGAAATGGGCCTGATCCTGCTGATCAAGAACCACAACATCAAGGTCGACACCATTGGCTCGCACCTCAAGATCGAGGTGTCGCCCCACGCCATTGACGGAGCCGATCCGCGTATTCTCCAGGGCGTGCTGGATGACCTGGCCGCAGCGGTGCTGAGTCACTGCGAGACCAACCAAGCAGCCGTGCATATCGCGCTGGATGTGCAGGGCTGGACGCCTCCGGCTGATCTCGTTGATCGCATGCACTGCCGCTCGCGTCGGGTACGGCAAATCAGTGGGATCGAGCGGATCGAGTTCGACGGCAACGCCTCGGTCTACGGGCGTGGCGAGACGTACATGTTCGGCTCGGCCAACGGCCTGCAACTGTCGATCTATAACAAGACCCTCCAGGCTCGGGCCACCGACAAGCTCGACTATTGGGAAAGCGTGTGGGCGACCCTGAACGGGGATCCGTTCGGCGATGGCGACCCGGCCTATAACCCCTGGAAACGGTGTGGCGGATCGAGTTTCGCTATCACCACTCCATCGTCCAGCAATTCTCCGAAGGCTCGCGCATGGCTTCGGGAGAGGTCATCGGCTGCCGCACCTACGAGGGCCTTTGCCCGCACCTACAGGGGCTGTGGAACTATGCCTGCGAGGCATTCCGTGTGCTCTCTCGGGAGGGCATGTATGACGCCTTCTGGAGCCTGATCAGCCAGGATGCTCGCGTCCAAGTCGAGTGCGATCCGCTGATTGAGCGCACCGAGTATCGGCGCTATTACAAGACTGCCAAGGGTTTCAGTGGACGTAACTGCGAGATGTTCCTCGGCCAGTTCGTGAGCCTGATCGCGCGGGAGCGTGTCCCGGCAAAAAAGGCTATTGAGTCCGCCCGCAAATTGGAGTTCTGGCACGTTATCGAAGACCACTATCTCGCCAAGGGTTGGACTCGTCGCGATCTGGAAAGGCATATACACAAGCTCATGTGTGATCGCTATCTGCGCAAGGGATATGCGATATGACGGTACGCAAGGACGGCAAGACGTGGACGGCTGACTTCTATGAGAATGGTCGTTCCGGGCGCAGGATTCGCAAGAAAGGCTTCGCCACCAAGTCTGCCGCGATTCGCTATGAGCAGGATTTTTTCGCCGTGAAGGGCGAGACGGGCCGACCGCTGGATGACCGTCTCTCCGATCTGGTGAAGGTTTGGTATGACCTCCACGGCTGCACCTTGAAGGATGGCAAGCAACGCTTGGCGCGCTGCGTGGCGCTGGCGAAGCGGCTAGGGAACCCCTTGGCGTTCGAGTTCGATTCGTTGGCGTGGGCACGCTACCGGCAACGTCGCTTGACCGAGGTGAAGCCTGAGACGGTCAATCACGAGCAACGCTACTTGTCGGCGGTCTTCTCTGAACTGATTCGCCTGGGCTCCTGGCACAAGGAAAACCCGCTGGGCAAGGTCCGGCAAATCAAGACGGATCAGGTCGAACTTACGTTTCTGTCCCTGGATCAGGTCGCTCGACTGCTGGAAGAGTGCAAGGCCAGTACGAACAACCATACCTATCCGGTCGCGCTGTTGTGTCTCGCCACGGGAGCCCGCTGGGAAGAGGCTGAAAGCCTGACGCGGGGCGCTGTGCATGGCGGCAAGGTGCACTATCACCGGACCAAGAATCGGCAGAGCCGATCAGTGCCGATCCCGGATGAGTTGGAGAGGTTGATATTCAAGGTGGGCATGCCTGGATCTGGCCGCCTGTTCATGTCCTGCCGTGCCGCGTTCCGCTGCGCCTATCAGCGTTGCGGGTTCCAGACGCCGGGCCAGATGACCCACATTCTCCGCCATACCTTCGCCAGCCACTACATGATGGGGGGAGGGGACATCCTGACCCTACAGCGGATCCTCGGCCACTCCTCGATCACGATGACCATGCGGTATGCGCACCTATCGCCGGAGCATTTGGCCTCGGCTATGAGCCTGTCCCCGCTGTATCAGATAAAGCACTTCGCTAGTCAGGTACACCAGTAG